GTCGCTAGTTTAGTCTCTAAGATCTGAAGAGTAGTTAAACCTCTTGGGTCACTAAGATTCTTACTAGTGGTACTCCAATTAAGGGAATACTGAGAAGATTCATCATTATCAGGGTCAGTGTCGATAGAAATGACACCAGCTCTAATGAGTATACGCTCAGACGTTTCACAACGTAATTCCAAAGGGGCAATTAGCTCCTCCAGGTCCTTCACCTCTAATCTAAGTCTATCTATAGGATACTCACGATATGTTGTATCGAAGCGTTCTCTAATAAGATTGAAAATATGAGTGTTGGGTCGGGATTTAGATACCAAAATAGGATTAGACAGAAGCTTAATCGCCTCTGCGTTCTCACTGATTCTAGTATTATAAGATTTTCCTGAGTTGTTCCAGCCTAAACCGTAGGGGGAAGCGTCTCTGGGGATTTCCGCGAGGATATCCACAATCGCTCTCTGTCGGTCTGACAGCATAACAGTAACTCTTGGTCCAATGGATCTTGCAAAGTCTACAAATGATCTATCTGAAATTTCCTTCCATTTTGGTTGGACTATTATTTCAGTTTTCGAGATAAGTCTTCCTCCGAATTCAGTAAATTTCTCTGAATCAAGAGATTTATCCTCCGATATGATCATTCCAAGGGATGCGTATAATTCACGTAGACGTAGACTTGCGTCGTAATCTAGAACTACATCATCACCGAGTATTCTATAAAAGCTAGGTGCAACCATTTTCAATAACACATGGTGACTTAAAGCAAAAGCAGCGAATGATGGGTAGACCCCTAGGGGTTGTCCGTTAGTCCACTTTATATGCGTGCCGTCAGGCAATTGCCATGTTCCACGAGAGACAGTCTTGAACAGCTGTATATCCACATCTGGAATACGCATGTCACTAAGAACTTTTTCTGTGAATGAGAATGGAAACATATCAGTCGCACTAGACAAGTCTAGCGCTGACAGTCTCTCCCCGGAGAGCAATGCTTTTTGGATATCGCTAACACCTTTTTCTTGATCAAATGTACAATCTTCTTCAATGAACCGCAAGGTTTTATAAAGGGCTTTACCCATTCGAGATAAAAGGATCTGAAAGCATGGAAGTGGATTTGCTATAGTACGCAACTTCCCTCCTGGTTCTTGGATAAAACCAATGGAGCCAACCATGTCATCAGGTGTAATGTTAGAATATCTTGCGAAATAAGAAGCGAAGGAAGCCTTTGCCTGGACACGTTCTAGGTGCCCGACTTCTTTCTGGAGATTTCCCTTGTATAAGCGAATTGAATCCGCCGAAGCAAGGTGTCCCATTGAGGTACAATGAGTGTTAAAGTATCTCTCTTGATTTCTTAAGAACGTAGAAACGCCAGCAATATATGGTTGCACAAGTGGATGTGTAAAACTGTCCACTACATGTCGAGGAGATGTTGAATAGCTTTTAAACGTATTCGAAACCATCCTTAACATAGGAGACTTGACCTCTCGGTCGCTCCATGCATACATATTGTCATGCTTACTCATGTTCCACAAACCGCTTGCAACCAAGCCCTCAGCTTCCACGACTTTTGATATTCTAAAAGCCATGAGAGAAGAGATATCTACAAAAGGAGAGTTAACGCCTTTGATAAATTTTGCAAGTTGGGTTTTGGTAGTTGAAGGAAACACCACAGTAGTATAAACCATGAGACAAGCAATTGCCTTCCTAAAAGGAAGTTTAAAAGCTGCCCCAATGGGTCCTCCCACACGATGTTCTGTGTGTTTGATCCATGGTGAGTCTCTAAATGGATTTTGACCTTCTTGGTCCGTATGTAAGTGGATTAACACCTGCTTATAGGATTTGAGACGATCAATGGTCCACTGTGTACCTGAATTCTTTTCCCACACCGAAATTTGATGTGAAAATGCGAACGAATCTGACTTTGTCATACCAAACGATTGTAACCGTTGGCTTATGCTATATACATTTTGAAAATGTAACATGTAAATGCTCCTTTGGGATGTGTTTATAATAGCGTATAACTATGTGCAATTTGCGGACGAAAGTCCAGTTATGAGTTGATAAGAAGTTTTAGATTTCTATGATACTGTTTAGTTGCTCTACGCTCGCGTGGGGTACCTACAACATTATTTGTG